GTGTCTGTTACCTTGGTATTCTACTACTGGAGTGCGAAAGTACTTCAGGAAGAATACCCATTCAATAGGTAAAAGATGATAGACTAGCTCAATGCTAATCATATCGCTGGCACTACTAAGGTCTAAAGTTGCTAAAGCTTTAGTTAGCGACCCTATCCTCGCAAGATTTTTATTTCTCTCTTGAGAACTAAGATCGATACCAAACCGCTTAAGACGGTCACGCATATATTGATCGATACCTAACTGAAACATAGTGTTCAGCATAGGCTCGACGCAAATAGCGCGTGATACGAGAGCGGTTTTAGGGACGAAGTTCAGTTTCCCTTCATGGATTTCAAGGGAAACTTCGGCAGTATCGGACTCATTGAACTGAATCCAACCTTGCAATTGTTCCAAAGCTAAAGAAGCCAGTGGAACGAACTCTTCACTACAAGCAAAGGTTTGGCTTAATTTACGCCTAGCCGATGCTCTTTGTTTAGTGACTTGCGTCGTTGCTCCTGGTCCAAAACGAGGAGTCAATGTAGACAACTCAGGGACATCACCCAAAATGGAGGATATTTTTCGCGAAGCTCTATACAATATAGAGTCCACGCCGCGGGGAAACATAAAATTACCCGCAGACCAGCATTTAAAGATCATGTTTGTTTGTCTACAAGCCTCCTCGGCGGCTATAAACTTGGCATACCCGGCCTGTTCACGGTCAACTCCAAGATCAATGTCAACCCTTTTTGAAAAAAGAGCAGCGCATTGTCGAAGGTAATATGATTCGTGATAACTAAGGCTAGAGTAGTCAAGCTCAACGCTACTAAAGAACATGTAATCACGCTTATTAAGAGCAGTGACGAAGGGTCCTTTAGCATCTGAATCAACTTGATCCAGACACCAGAGAGCGAGTTTAACAGTGATTTCATTTGTCAACTCCGTAGACATAATTTGATCCCAACGCGTAAAAGAATTACGCATAAAACCTCCTTAATTAGGAAAATTGTTGGACTTCTTTCATAATGAACTAAAAACAAAAAACCAGCGTAAAGCCTATATAGGCGATACAAGAAGGTCAATAAGTTCGGGCATAGGG